ATATGCTGTGGTAGAGCATTTGTATCATCAATAGTTGCTTGGGTATACCAAGTTCCATCATAATAGAAATTAACTCTGTTTGTTCCAGTGTCTAACCACTGCAGACCATTAGTTGGTGAAGAGGGAGCAGTTGATGATACAGTCATTCCTGATAGAGAATCTACATACTCCTTAGTTGCTGCATGTGCATTAAGAGTTGGTGCTCCTACTGTCACTGCACTTCCGAATGTACCGCCGTTTGCTACGACTAATCCATTCTTGACCTTGAAGTCTTTATCGACTGTTGCCATTTACTACTCCCTCTTCCAACTATTTTTATTTTTTATTACTTAAGCAATGTTCCGACAACAGTTACTACTGAAGTATTGTTGGCAGTTGTTACTAGAAGTTGTACGTTTGCTCCTGAGATTGATGCTGAAACTGATCCAAGAGATGATCCTGTTGAGACCATTCCATATTCAGTGATTGCAATATTATCTGAAGAATCAAGTGTTAAAAGTACCTTTGAAATATCTGTGTGATTTCCATTGGCAACCTTTACGAGATATTCTGCTGAACGGTAATCGGCCTTTGCGAAAGCGTGGGCTGTCTGAACTCCTGCTGTTGCTGCTTCAAGAGTTGCTGCAACCTGCTTAGCAACTGAGTTAATCTCAACTGCTGTAAATGAACGAGTTGTTCCATCTACCGCAGTGCGAGCACGAGCATCTGTGAAGTAAAGGTTTGTACCTTCTGCAAGGTTAGTAGTTGTAGAATCTGCTACACCGTTTTCTGCGGTAATAGTAAGTCCTGCACCTGTACCTGATATTGTAATGTTTGTAAGTGTTGCACCAGTCAAAAGACTTGCTGCTGAAGACTTGGCACGAGCATCTGTGAAGTATAGGCTTCCTGATTCTGCTACATCAGAAGTAACAAGTGCATTTGCGACAGCGATTGCTGCTGCTTCTGCAGCGTTAGCCTTTGAAGTAGCGTCTAATGCTGCTGCTGTAATTGCTGCTGATTCTGCTGCGTCAGCCTCTGCTTTAGCAAATGCTGTAGTTGCAACTTGAGTTGTATTAGTATTTGGTGTTGCTGTTGGGGCTGTTGGTACACCAGTAAGTGCTGGAGAGGCTAGTGGAGCCTTATCAGCAAGATCTGTTGTTAAGTTTGCAACCTTAGACTGAGCAATCGCTGCTGATGCGTTAATGTCTGCATCAACAATTGTTCCATCTGCAATCTTGGCTGATGTAATTGCTGAGTCAGCAATATCTGCTGTTGCAATTGTTCCATCTGCAATCATTCCAGAAGTAACAGTGCCTGAAGGTAGTGTTACTGTTCCTGTAAATGTTGGTGAGTCAATATTTGCTTTTAGTCCTACTGATGTAGTAAGTGTTGTAGCAAAGTTTGCATCATCTGCAATTGCAAATGCCAACTCATTAAGTGTATTAAGAAGTGCTGGTGCGCCATCAACAAGTGATGCAATTGCTGCATCTGTGTATGCTGTTGTAGCAACCTGAGTATTATTTGTTCCTGCAGTTGCTGTAGGAGCAGTAGGTGTACCTGTAAGTGCAGGTGATGCAAGATTTGCCTTAAGATCAAGCGCTGTTTGTGCAGCAGTTGAAACTGGCTTGTTGGCATCGGAAGTGTTGTCTACATTTGCAAGATCAACCATTGCCTTTGTAATACCAGAAACTGTACCTGTGAAGGTTGGTGAGGCAGTAGGGGCCTTAGTATCAATCTGTGTTTGAATTGCAGATGTTACTCCGTCTACATAGTTAAGTTCTGTTGTTGAAAGTGTTGCACCATCTAGAACATTAAGTTCTGATGCAGTAGCAGTTACGCCATCAAGGATGTTTAACTCTGCTGTAGTAGCAGTTACACCGTCAAGAAGATTTATTTCTCCTGCAGATGCAGTTACGCCATCAAGAATGTTTAATTCTGCTGTAGATGCGGTAATTCCATCAAGAACATTAATTTCTGCTGCTGTAGCAGTTACTCCTGTTAGGTCTGTTGGAGCAATGCTAATATTAGCACTACCATCAAATGATTGACCAGCGATAGTTCTTGCTGTATCAAGTACTGTTGCTGTATCTGCATTACCAGTTAAATTACCAGTTACATTACCTGTTAGGGCTGCTGTAATTGTTCCTGCAGCAAAATTACCTGATGCATCACGCTTTACGACTGTGTTTGCAGTATTAGCAGATGTTGCTGTACCACCAATAAGACCAACAATGTAGTCTTGATCGTCTTGCTTCTTTGTAAGAACATTAAAGCCACCAACGGTTGCTGTTGAACCTTCAACGACTAAACCACTCTTAATTTTAAAATCTTTATTTACTGTTGCCATTTTTATATCTCCTTTTATTACGCCTTAAGTCCCAAACGAGCATATCGTACGGTGACTGGCTTGATCGCATTATCTGGAGTGACTGTAATAGCCACGGTATTTCCAGTGCGAGAGACATTAATGGTGCCAATATTCCCATCATTGTCGATTGTTCCATACTCACTAACAGATACATTTGTACCGTCAGCAAGAATTGTTAGTTCGGTTGCATAGAACTTATTGTCCCCTGCAGTGGTCTTTGATATTGAAATAATATACTTGACCATACGCCATTCTGTAGCATCAAATGAATCAATAACAGTTAAGTTTTCAATTCCACTTATTGTATTTTCATTGTTACCTGAAGAACCCAAATCTGTTGCTTGGGCTGCTGCGGTATCAATTAGATCTACGTAATTTTCTTGAGTAGGTCTGTCTCCTGTTTGAAACAGGGCCTTTACGTTTGAAATTGATATTTTAGCCATGTGGTAATTATATCACCCTTTTAATTATATAATTAGAGAATATAGTTGCTGTAGCCAATAACCTGCAGTGGGATTGCTGGCGTGTTTCCCAAACCAATAGCCTGTATCTGAATGGCTGAAAACTTAACTCTAAAAGGAAGTATATCTGTAATCAAAGTGTTTCTTGTAAAGTCTTCTACCTGAATTAATGGATAGTCAATAGGAAAAATTTGTTTTGTTTTGCCGTTAAGTTTATCAAGTATTAATGCTGTGGCCATTAATCTGTTACATCTTCAAGAATTTTTAGGCTACCCTGAGCAACCGTCCAAACTCTTGTAGGGTCTGACACTTGAATGTCAAAGATGTCTCCTGTTTGAAGTTGTACTGACTCTGCTGCTGTTAGCCAAACTGTAAACTCTCCAACTAGGTCATCTTCATCTGCAACTGGATATAAATTTAAAACAAGTGTTGCAGCATCTGTAATAACTCCAGGGGTTGAGGTTGGTCTTTTAATTTTCATAGCAATATCCCATTCAGATCCCGCGCCTTTTAGTATCAAAGGAACTTTAGCATCATCTGTTACATAAACCTTAAACCCAGAAGTATCTCCACGAACTACAGTCCAAATAACTGTTGGCGGTGCATTGCCAATATCGTATGATGTTTGAGATCCTCTTAAAGTTGCCATAGTTTATTATATCACGATAGGCCGTCTTTGAGAGCGCCCCAAGTGCCGTTTCCTTTTGTTTGAACTATTAACATACCGCTAACTGACTGAATTGCGACAACGGCTACATATCTTGCTGGGCCTGTACTTGGACGGGTTGAAACAAGTGTTCCACTTTCATCAACATAAACCCTTGTGCCAGGAAGACCAAGACCTGTTGTATTCATTTCTAAAACACCAGAAACAATGACAAGCCCATTTGTATTATTTGCAATACTGCTTTTTACTAACCCTAATATTGGAATATCTGGATTATGAGATAAACTTGATGGATTATATTTTTCTATTAATGATTTTCCACTAAGACTACCGCTAATAAAAACTGGTGTACCAGTAGCAATTGTTGCTCCTGTAGTATTTCTAGCATCAAGATATGCTGCGCCATAGCCTAGTGGAGGCAAAATATCATTTAAAGCATCAACTAATACTTTAAAGTCTCCGTGTACATTCACGGGATCAGAAGCAATAGGATATTTCATAGTAGGATAATTAGATGATGACTGAGCCATAATTTCTATTATACCACCCTCTAAAGTTGACTTTTGACAAATTTTTATGTTATACTAGTAAGTAACACCTACCAAGGTGTTGTTGTTTTCTAAGGAGGAAACTATGATTAAATTTATCGAAAGAAACAAAGAGATCATTAGCACACTCAGTATCGTAGCACTAGTAACAGTTATGTCTAATTCTGCTAATGCTATTTCGGATTTTGATACTAAGAATAACCTTAGCCTGAAACAGGCTCAGACATCGGAAACCACCTCGAAAGAGGTTTTTTTGGTTTCTAAAGCAAAAATGTTGGAGAGTTTTGAAAATAAGACTTCTCTTACAGATTTAGAACTAAAACAACTGCTTAAATTAGTTGGCTTCAAGGGTAAAGACCTTGTTGTGGCTTGGGCAGTAGCAAAGAAAGAATCTAATGGACGACCATTGGCCTTTAATGGCAATCACAAGACTGGGGATTCGTCTTATGGTATGTTCCAAATTAATATGATTGATACACTTGGTCCTGATCGTAGGGACAAGTTTGATCTTGACTCTAACGCTGAACTATTCAATCCCGTCAAGAATGCTGAAATTGCATACTACATGACAAAGGGTGGGGACGACTGGTCTTCTTGGAAAGGCATCACTCCAAAGACTAAGGAATGGATGGCTAAGTTTCCTCGCTAATTCCTTCTTGGTGGCATGCCAAGTGCCCTAGGCTCAACTACAACATGTGAACTGTAGTTTGGAATAAAGTCTGTGTATTTTGTGTCTATACCAGACTCTTTAAGAAAATTGTAAACTTTTTCTTTTGGAATTTCTAATTGACCAGACATTAGCATAGACAGTCTATTAGTTGATTCTTCAACATGGCTCCAATAGTGTTCTTTTCTGCCGTCTGCCCAAGGCCTAAGCGTTTCTCTTGTTACAGATCCATTTGCCTGTCCATGCGACTGATTGTGAAAAACATCCCTTGTGCCAATAGAGTAAATTTTCCAATCTTTTGCATAAGTTCTTAAAGATAAAGCAAACTCCTCGGTATTAAATGATTCTTTACCGCTAATACCAACTTCATCAATCCATTGCTTAGGTGCAAAAAGGTAACAACATGTAGCCCAATACGAACGAACTATTTCCTCTATTTCTAAAACCCTGTATCCTGGAAACTGAAATCCTGGAATTAAATTATTAAATAAAAATCCATACAGTGATACTTTACAGTCTGTAACAAAATTAATTGACCCGTCTGACATTATTTTATACTCTGCTGGGGCATATGCAATAATAAATTTTTCATTATTAATATTTAATTTTTCATATCTTTCAACAGCAAACCTATCCCATTCTGGTGCTGCATAGGTGTGTGAATCAAACTGTATAAAATAGTTATAATCTACATTAACTTGAGTTGCCAAGTTTCTAGCCCAACAGACACCACCCCTGTACTCTGAAAGATCAAAGTGCCTATATAATAACTGTTCTTTTGGTATAAAAGATAAATCATATTTAGTATTATCTTCTGAAACTATAGAAAAATACAGATCCTCTTTATTTTTTGCCTGATGCCACAAAGAAAACATTGTAGAATAAAACTCTGGGTCACAATAATTGACAACACTAACTAATATTTTTTTCATCCTTTATTTCTTATTCCAGTATATAAATGTTGTGGGCCTTTTGTAAAAAACCAATGATCTGGCTCCACATAAAAGAAAAAAGCATTTGCAACTAGGTTATTTTTTGGGTCAGGGAATTCCTCTCTCCAGTGTTGTTGATCATTACCGTATGAAATAACCATATCATTCTCTTCTGGTTGAAACTTTATTCCTTCAACATAAAAATCCCAAGGTGTTTTATGAAAAATTGTATAATTCATATGGTATGTACAAGCATTGTCATCAATATGTTTCCAAAGTCTAGCCTTTTCTCCTTCATAGATACTTAATAAACACCAGGAAGGAAGTAATGTTTCTGATTCAAATTCTTCTTTTGCCAATGGTAGAAGCATCTGATGAAATTTTCTAAGTGGTATTATATTTTCTCTATGTGTTCCGTCCCAAATTGCCCACTGGTGTCTACCAAACCCTTCGTCAAAGGTGCTTTTATCTGTTGACCAAAGATACATTGCTAGATCTTGTAATTCTTTGTGTTCTTTTTCTGGAAGAACGGTTTTTAATAAATATGGCGCTTTTATCATTACCATTTTCCTAACGGACACGATGCTGCTTCTAACATTACTTTTGCTTTCATAAAACATCCACATTTTTTACATTGTTTTGTTAATTTTATTAGTTCTGGACATTGTTTGCATATATTAAATCTTTGATTAGAGAGATCTGATTCCTTTACATAATTTTTTAAATTAAGCATGTGTAAAGGATTTACTTCGTTCATTTTATTCTGAATCTCTTTGTGTTAAACCTTGGAAGGCACCCTTCTTATTATGAGAGATTAGATCTCCTGCAATAAAGAGTGAATAAGGATTTACAGTAATGTCATAAACATCTGTTATTTCATCAACATAACCCAATACTTCAACAAGTACATCTGTTGCTTGATTATTTATGTCATAAACTAAATAGTCGCCAAGTTTAACAACGCCAGCCTGAATAAATGCGTATACGCCATCTCTCTTAACTAGCATTAAGTGCTCTAAAGAGAATCTTCTTTGCTTGCTACCATTAAACATTACAGTAGTTGCAACATCTCTAGCCTTAATTGCACTAATAGTTGTTTCAACAACTGATGAACCAGTTAGTGTATCTGAAACCCATGTCTCAGCAAAATCAACAGATGAGTTATCTGGTAATTCATTGAAACTGTAGGATACTAGACTTTGTCCAATAGCCAGGTCTCTTGCTTTAACATATCCACTAGTTGTT